CCTCGCACCAAACATAATCGTTAAACCCTGGATATTTAACAACAAAAGAAGTGTAAAAACTAATAAATGTTTGTACTAAATCTCTAGTCGATTGCCAACAAGCTTTTCTATAATAATTAACAAAAAATTCAGCTGTGGTATTGATATAATATGGGTCTTGCACAGAATAATTGATAAATTGTTGTGAGCCCAGGTTACAAACCAAGCGCCATGGTATATGACGATCAATTATAAATCCATGACGTAGTGCAAGATCTGCATATATTTGAAATGCTGGATCGTCAATAAATTCATTGATCTTCTTTTGATCCTCCGAATACTTTAAATCAGCCACTTCAATCATTAAGCCGCTTGAGAGAGGGGTGTTCCACTTGCTTGTTATATACCCATTAAAAGTAATAGGATACTTCGACCCCAGGCGCTCGATATACTCCGTCATTATTGGCACAAATGTATCAAAATCTACAATCTTTTTCATCAACCTCCCTTTTGTTAAAAATATATCAAATTGAGAGTAAAGATTTTGATTATATGTCTTGTATGCCTTCAGCGGATCTTCATAGCCTTTATGAGCTTTTAAATCTTTCAAAAATTTACTATTTATATCATTTTCCATTTCCAACTCTTTAATTTTAATATTATAGGCACCTACAAAATCATCAAATGCCTTTCGAGCAATCTCATTTGCCAGAACTGGTGCATCCTGGCTTTTGCTATTCATAATTGGATGTAGTGCTCGTTGGCGTTGCATATATTGACTCATATATCCTACGATTTTCTCTTGAATGGTTAAGCTACTCTCTTTTTTGTTGGTACCATACCGGCCGCGGCCAGTGGGTACAAAGTTAGGATCTGCAACGCTGAATATGGGCGCCAGCTCTGCAGACAAACTTTTTTTGAGTGGGATAATTGCATATCCGCTTTCATCAATTAATCCATAAAATTGAACTTCGCTTTTAAAAAATCTCAATGCCTCTTTGTTGCCATGATAGTTGTCATAAGCATGTCCAGTGTATTTCGCTCTATAATTAAATGTATCATAAGCGCCTAATCGATTTGTAGCTAAGAAACTTCTCCCGGTGGGAAAGGCATCGCCCAGTTGAATCTTTCTTCTTAATTTTTTTATGGCGCCTTTGCGAATTGGGCCGCCTTGAGTTTTTCTCCATTTAGGATTTCTATCAATAGCCATTTTTTTATTATCCTTGTTTAGTCAAAAACTACTAGCGGCTCACTTCGGGGATAAGCTCTCTCTGATCCTCTGATTCGGGCGCGCCTACGCCACTCATCCGGATGCCCCAGGCGGCGGCTCCAGCGAAGGGAATATACCCCGCGGCGCCGGAGTCCCAGGCCCAATCGTTTATATCGCCGGCCACGCCCCTATCTAGCGATTCTACGTCTTCAATAAATGTTGTAACGCTTGAAGGACAGAAGTTGCCAGTTGGGTCATAATCTTGAGATTTTTCTGGTTCAAAATCGCCCCCTCTCTGCGTCCATCTAGCAGTTACTTTAGAATTATAAATTCCGCTAGCTAAATTGGTTGTCACTTTACCAATTTGATGATACCCTCCCAATCCCAAAAGAGCTGCCTTAGAAGATTCATCATATGGCTTGCCCAACGTTGGTGCGACAGTTGTTGGATCAACATAAATCATCATTCCTGGAAATAATCTAGAATTTCCAAACATTTCAACTTCAACATTATAGGCTTCTTTTAATTGTGCCATATTATCAACACCCTCGGCGGCCATTCTTGCTTCTTTGAGCCCTTGAACTTCGGTCTTCTTAAATTTAATTGTTTTAATCATTCCTGCATCCCCACCAATGGCAAAATGAGGTATGCCTCTTACTCTATCGGCCTCTTTGTCGCCATTTAAATTGGTTGTGAGCGCATGTGTAACTGACATAATAGCATAATTATAATAATCATCTTCACATGTAGCGGTTCGTTCTATGTTCATTTTCAATATCGGAAGTTGGGATGTATCTGCTGTAATTTGATCTAAATCAAGACGAGATGTACCCTGAGAGTTCTGGAAGAACTTAATTGGATCTTTGCCATCTCTTGCTTTTCCACACAAATAGGCACTATTAAGCGTAACTTGCTGCTTGATGGTGCCGTCTCCAAAGCAGCCTTCGGCATCATTCATAAATTTTAAACACAAGTCGCTAATTGCGTCTCTCAAGAACTGCATCAAGGGATATTTGGCCTTTTCTTTTGACAACACTCTTCTCATAAACCACTCTACATAATAGTTCACAGAGACGGGAATATCTGCTATATTACACGAGAAAAAATCGCCTGTTACTTGATCTTTTAACACCATGGGTCCAAAAACTATATAAGATTTTGCAAACTCTTCTTTTGAAACAGTTGGGTAATCCTCGTCGTAATCGGCGGTTTCTTTAATAGCATCGCAACCGACTTGTATAAGATCTCCTAAAAAGAAGTAATTTATTACCTCAACAGTAGACTTTTCTGTATCTATTTTAGTAGTGATATTGTCCAACGCCTCGGTTAGATCCTCATCTTCATCATAAAAAGAGCGGCCCAAATCTTTTCTTAAAGATTCCAAAACATCCTCACCCTGGCGCATCAAGGTATCCCCATCTGGTCCGACCATCTCAATATCGGCAGCCCACGGACCAACACTATTAAACTCGCGCATTGTACCTTCTGGGATTCTTAGCTTGTAAATTTCTTCTTTGTCAATCAACCTTTCTAGCAAAGATTGATATGCTTGTTGTTTTTCCATTTTTTCCACTTTTGCGACGGCTGCTTTAAGATCTGAAACCTGTTCTTTGCTACAGTTTCCCTCTTCTGTGGCTGTTTTCAACATCTCCTTCCTTTGCAAGCGTTGTTCGATTAAATGTTTGGTCAACAAAACATCAGCTTTATTGCTTCCAAAGACATTTTCCATATAGCCTGTATATTTTATTGTAAACATCACGCTTCCATCATCTTGAATGTCGAATTCGTGGTCAATAATTGTCAAGTATAGTGCCATATAGGAATTTTCTACAGCTTCAACTTCGGCTTCAGTGAAACCAAGAGTTGATTGTTCGTTAGTATATTGTCCGTCTGGCCACTGATATCCGACGATCGCTTTCATTCGATAATAGTGTGGATTGGAAATTCTTTCTCCACCTTCCAAAGTTGTTTTTCCGGAACGCATTGCCAATTCTGCATAATTCATAGCAAAAGTGCCAACACCGGGAACAGTGACTTTTCTTTCGGCAATAATCTCATCAAATGTTTGAAAAAATAACTTTACAGTACATTTAATATCTGTCCTAGCGGTGACCGGATTGCTTCCATTAAATTCCATATCAAAACTAACCAATCCGGCGCCAGAACCTCTAGCAAAATCGCCCGAAAACATCTCATCAATTGAGTTTCTTTCTCTACTAGGATCTTTTCCGCTCATGCTATAAAAAGGAATTTCCATTTCCAACTCGCAGTTATCAGATGAGGGCATATCTTCGCCCTCATCTCCTAAGTAGGAAATCGCAGTTTGTGCTGCGTATTTTGCCTTTACCACCTTGAATAGTCGTATACTTGGCATCAAGTAAGATAGTCGATGTGGTGGGATGTCGTACATTGAATCATATGCTGGGTTATATGATAATTTATTAATTGCTAATCCAGGCTGGCCAGATGGAGATTCAAATAATTTTATATCGTTATAAGTTTTACCCCTAGATCTGCCCATACGATGTAACGAGCCCAAGTGCGACAACAAAAAACACTGCTCTTTAAAGCGCATAAACTCTGGCTGAAGATTTTCCAACGCGTCCATGGCACCTTCGTAGTCTGCCTGCCAAGTTTTAATCGTGCCTTCGTAAAGCGCTTCGAAGGGAACGTTGTCTCCCGGAAGAATATCGAGACCGACGAGGTTGGTCGCGAAATCGGCCGTTTCATATCCCACGCGCAGACTGCCCATCGTGACATCTGTACTTGTGCGCGCAATGCCGGTACCTGCTCCCTGCATGGAGTCTATAGTTAAATTCTTGATTGCATCGGCGTAGTGGCCGGCTGCCCAATCTCGCTCGAAATCGTCCAGTGCATACACCCCGCGCTCTCCAAGATTTGTATTGTCCTTGTACATGAGTCCCTCCGCGCCTTCTACACCGACCATTTCTGCTCCATGTCCTATAACATTGAGGGCACCGCCGGCGATGACTTCGACGCCTGTCACCCCTACAGCCCCCACAGAGGAGACGCCCCAGGCTAAGAGTCCGGACTCATCGCCATACGTCTGCAACGCGTTGGAGACCGTGTTGTTTTGCGCATGGTATGCACCATCGGCGACTGCCCCCCAGGCGGCGCCGCCGGCCTTATCAACCCACTCGCCCATGGAGTCCTCGGACTCGAAGCCATCGCCATCCATCCATTCGGAGACCACATAGCCATTCACGGACGAGACGGTCTCGGTGACGGTCTCCTCGAACTCCTTCCTGGTTTCGTAGGCGCTCTTGTTAACGCTGCGGGCAACGTCTGCGGCGGCGGAGTCGCAGGCTGCCTTGCACAGTGCGGTAGCAGTATCGGTCCAGAGCTTCATGCAATTAGATCGACAGCTCATCTATCTCATCTCCAGCACGCCCTTAATTCTTTCCAATGGGCGTGGAATATATATAACGTCACCTAGTTTAAGATGAGCCTCTGTTGGTGTTTTATTGTACCATGCAATTATCCACCATAATTTAGCATCACCATAGTGCTTAAATGCTAGATTATAAAATCTATCGCCAGAACTCCAAATGTGCTTAAAAGAAGTTAATCCTATAACATCCTTAACTGTTTGATGTCTCAATATAGGAGATTTGAATTGTCTAAATTGATTTGTTTTTCTTCTTCTAGCGTGTTCAGCGTACTCTAGCCTGTTATTTGTAATTATTTGCAAATTATCATATCTTGATGCCATTTGTTAGATCCTCCTTATTCATCATCATCGCCGAGACCTAGCGCGCCGCCTATGCGGTCTATGCCGGATCCGATAAAACTGACACCCCCTTCGAGAATGGCCCCACCAGCGGAGGCAATCGGACTAATTCCAAGTATATCCATTGCCTCCGCGAATACTTCATTTTCCGCTGCAATGGCAAGGCCGTCATCAAGGAGACCTATCGCTTTTGTACCAGCCTCAAAAAACATACTGCCTATCGCCTGCAGGTTCGCCGGCGCAAACTGATTATTTATGTGTAAGGCATCAGTGTTTCTAATTCCATACGGGAACCCAGAGGCAAGAGATCCTTCGCCGGATGTCGTCTCTTCGCCAATCCAAACACCTTCGTCACCAACACGAGGATGCTGCACCCAGCCAAGCGTATGGGTATGAATTGGAGCAAATTCTATAGCAATATCAATTAGCTTTGGATACATGGCCGCATTACCTGGTCCATCGACGATTCCAGCATCCTCAAAATTAGGTGTCACTGACAAACTTTTTATAAAACCCGGCAAGCCACCGAAGTTCTGCGCCTCAACGTCCACTCCTCCACCATCGGAGACGCGGTGGTGATCACTCTCGCTGTTAATGATCAAATTTGCAAATCTTATTTTAACCATTGGAGGCTTTGCTATTGCAGTTGCTTGTGTCGTTGTTTCATTGTACATTGGATATGTAAATTTAACCAATTCCTCAACTCTAGATAGGTTTACTGCTGCTTCCAAATCAGAGCCGGCAACCACTTGAAATCCTAATGATATTGTTCTCGTAGTGTTCTTATAAGTGTAAATTGGATCAGATCTTCCAAAAACTTTTTCTTCAGCGTATTCGCTGCCATAACTATCCTGAAAATTTGTTATATAAGCTTTAAATCCGACGTTTTGTTTCGAAGGAATGTGGGTAAAATATATTCCCAACAACTTACTATTCGCATAGAAATCGCTTATATGACCGCCAAAATCTGGCGCACTTCCAAAATATGCAGGCCCTATTGACATAATTGTCTCCTTTTATATTGCTACTCTGTCGCTTCCTCTGCACGAGTGCTGACAGATGTCTCTTTAATTAGGCCCTTAAGACGATAATCATCAAAAGCATGATGTGTCTTAACGTTAACATTTGTCGTTCTGCCCTTTCTAGCCGCTTCTGTGGTCGATCCTATGTGGGCTGCGCGAATCGCTGTTGCGGCCTTTGCAAGATTGTCCATAGACACGTTAAATAGAATTGTTTTAATTGTTGGCATATCACTAATAGCTTCACTGATTGCGGTTACTGCCTCGGCGACCCCGAAAAGCTGTTCAGCTGATGTGTTTGCAAAAGAGTCAAATATTGTTGCCAAACTTGCTAATTTATCCTCATCCATTAGAGCCAACGCTACTGCAAATCCAAACATGCCAGCGGCAACAATAACCATGGCGGTGGCAACAAAGGCGAACGTCACGCCCAACATTACCAAAGTTGCTACCATCAAAGCAAAAGCCTGAACCTTCGCCACATCAATTGCGACGAACATTATAGCCATCGACTCTGCCAAAACAGACATTCCAAGAGTCACTAGAGCTATTGCTGCGGCTATAGCAAAAATAGCAGCGATACCAAGCCAAACTGCCGGATTGGCTCCAACTGTAGCCATCGTATTTAACAGCATATTCATTGCAAATCCAAATGCAACAATTGCTACAGATATCGCAAGTATTTCTCCTGCATCCATATCGCTAAACGATCGAACGACAAGGGCCAATCCGGCTGCAGCTATGTAAACCGCTGCGCCCATAGCTAGAAAAGCAACAGCTAATGATAATATAATTGGTACGGCTGGGGCCGCGGCAGCGCCGCCGGCGCCTATTGCGGCGCCCGCTGTCGCACTGGTTGTGCCGGCTGCAACTTGTGCGGGAACCAAAGCAGTCAACGCACCAGTAAACAGACCGGTGATTGCTGTTGCAGCAGTTCTGGCGGCTGTGGAGGCTCCGGTCGCTATGGTGCCGGCTAACGTTGCAAGCCTACCTCCAGTTTTGGCTGCAGTGTTGGAAACTTCAGCTACTGTGTTCCCGCCGGTCACACCGGTGTTGGCAACTTTTGACCCTGTGTTAACAACCTCGGCAGTTGTGTTCCCGACAGTTGAAGCGGTGTTAGCAACTTTTGACCCTGTGTTGGTCAGATCTGCAGCTGTATTCCCGCCGGTCGCAGCAGTGTTGGCAACTTTTGACCCTGTATTAGCAAGGTCGGCAGCTGTATCGGCGCCGGTTGCGGCGGCGTTGGCGCCCTTCGATGCGGCGTTGCCGCTGGCGACCACTGAATTTGTAACCAAGGCGGCAGTGTTCTTTGCCGTCGCCAAAGTAGCCATTACCATTTGAATTCTAACAGCCATCATACCAAGTTTTAGAAGTATTAATGCCGGAACAATCACAGGAGCCAAAAACTTAATAAGAGGAGAAATTGCTCTCACAAAGCTCAAAAACATTTCTATAAGCGGCATTAGCGTTTCTGCAACTTCGGCTATGGCTAATTCAAATTGTTTCATTGTAGCTTGCGCCGCGGCAGCTCGCTCTTGCTGTTCTATCATTTGCTCAGCAGTCATCTCGGCACCACCGGCCAAATCTTCAAGATTTCCTGACATTAATTGTGCCAATTCAGCTGGGCCCTGGAGTCCCATAGCATTAGCAATTGCGATCCTCTGATAATAGTCCATATTATCAAAGCTCATTCCGGCGTCATCCAAAGCGCCGCGCATCATTTGCAGTCTTTCGGTCGGATCAGTGGTTTGCAGAAGCTCTAAGCTGTTTAAATAATCGCCACCTAATATTGCGTTCAAATTACCTACAGACTCTGCTGCCCCATCAAAAGTGTCGAATTTCGCAGTAATATCAAGCAAACGCGAAACCTCTATGCCGGTAGCTTTTGCGGCAGCTGCCAGACCTTCAAAAGCCTCGTCTGCTTGATCGCCAAATTTGGCTAATTGCGGGCCAGCGGCAGCAAAAGCACTTGAAAGTTGTACTGCTGACACTCCAATACTATCTGCCAGTGTAACCAAACTAGATTGTAACTCTCCAGAATTCTCTGCGCTCACGCCCATTATTTTATTTGCAAATTGAGCATTTTTTGCCTGTACATCGCTAGCAATGCCCAACTCAGAAAGTAAGGCGGTTTGCTTAACTAAGTTTTCTTGTGCCTCTTCACTCATTGAGCTAAATTCGGTCATTTGATTCTGAAGGGCTAACGTAGATTCAACAGCTTCTTGTTGAGTTACGCCAAATTCATTCATCGATTTATAGCTATTTTTAATAACTTCGTCATACTGTCGACCGCCTTGCATAGCTTTTGACATCGATGCCTGAGCTTCATCTAACCCAAAAGCCATCTTCTTGGCTATAACAAAGAATGCTGTTAGCTTCTGATCAAGCTTCGCTATTATGCTGTTAAATACAGCGCCGCTAGTTACAGCCTCCCTCATTGATTCTGCAAACTCATCTGTATTGTTCCGCGCGGCGTGAAGACCTTTAGCTAGCTTAATTGATAAAGAATCCCCTGCTTTATCGGAAACTCCTGCTATTTTAAGAAGGTCGCCGGCGAAGTCTTGAGCGCTTGGGCCTATAGCGTCATATTCATTTTTTAAATCTTTAAGCTGACCGGTCAAGTTTGCAATATATTTCGCCCTTGTTTCTGCATCTGCAACTTCTTGGGCGCCAGTTTCGAGCATTTGAATTCGGACTTCAAGAAGTTTCATTGCCTGCGTTATTTGCTGCTTCTGCATGTCCACATTGCTTTCATCGAGCGCCAATTGTTGTTGAGTTATGTTAAGTTTGGCTTCAAGCGCGGTATGTTCCTTTTGCAGGTTCTCAATACGCTTCGACTCAAGTTCGTTTATTTTTGCTTTGACTGCTGGATCTGTTTCTTCGGCCATTTATTAACCCCTCATTTAAATGGCCACTGTAAGCCAGAAACTCGCTCAAACTCATTTGTAACCGCATCCAGCATTGCTTTGGCGCCGGCCGTTTTTGGGTCATCTGGACCAAGATCAGAGTAAATTTTTAAATATTCAGCCTCTGCGCCAAGCGCTTTAGCATACGCTTTTACCTCCTGCGGGTTACCGCGCACAACAATCTCGCGGACAGCATGTTGTCCAACATCTTCGCCTATAATGCCACCATCTAATTTCAATCTTTTTCTAACGTCGGGTGGTATATGTGCATACTTTTCTGGGTCTCCGACCCATTGTTTTAATAATTGTTTTGTTAAATATGCAAAAGCGGCTATATAGCTTTCGTCAAGCCTACTAGACTTAAAACTATCTAAATCTAAAACAGGCACAATAATTTTTTCTTCGACAACAGGATGCATAATAAACTCCCAACTACTATAACTAGTTTTTATAAAAAAAAAGAGCCTAGCGGGGTGGGCCGGCTCTTAAATTATTTAGCATCGATTGAGTTTCTGAATTAAGGGTTTGGCTTTTTGAGCCTCCGGAACTTTTAATGCCTGATTTTGCCGTTTCTACTTGTTCGTGCTCAGTCCTAAGCTGCTTCATTAGCCTTTCTACGAACCAAACTCTCAAACCAACCGGTAAATTATAAGCCTCAATGAAGCTCCATCCTCCTAAATACTTTAAGAAGAAGAACTGCTCATAAATAAGCTCCATATATTTATCGGTTAGGCCAAAAAAAGTCCGCTGTAAACGGAACCTCCAATACGCCTTCATAATTACAAGCGGTGCACTGAAATTCGTGCGTAAGATCTACATTTGGAACGAGTAATTTATAAACTCTACGAAGAAATTGCGTGTCTTTTGTAGGCATATTATCCATAACGTGCCTGATCAATTTAGAATCGGCTTCACTGTTAACCGAAACCAACATGCGTCTGATCTGTTCTGAAATAGTTCCTTCTGGCTTGTTATTCTTTTTATTGGCCTCCATTTGCTTAATCATGGCTGTTTCATCTTTTCCTGTTAATAATCTAAGCTCGACATCAATTTGATATACCGGCAGTCTTAAAATAAACGTACCATTATCGGTTCTGTGTATATCATATTTCGTTAACGAATCGCTGTCCCCATGATACACTTTAGCATTTGTTAGATCAAAAGTAAATTCATTAACAGATTGACATGCGGGGCATGTAATTTTTGTCTCATAATCACTACCATAGCCAGTGGATCTTGCTGCAACAATGATTGCATTTTTGTCACCAACAAGCATGTCTCTAACATCAACGCGCCTATCAATGATAATATTTTGCAAGAACCGTTCGATAGCAACACCTTGCTTTAGCAATGTTCTAGAAGTAAGAATATCCTCATCCTTTGCGGTCATAAATCTTATTTCAAGACTTTCTTGCATATGCAAAGGATGCCCCTCTGGATAAAATAGGCCCTTTGAGGGCAGCTCTATGAATTCGGTTGGGGTAACAAAGGATAAAGGATCAAAGCTTGAGTCTCTATTTTGCGCCGGCGGGGTTTCCGCTGCAGTGTTTGTTACATTTGTTGAACCAATCCGATTTTGATTGTTTCTTGGCAAATTTCACCTCTCTTTTTTGTTAATTTGCATTTTTTTATTATAGATTAGATATCTCGTATCTGTTACTACCCGCTAACGCTCCAATACTTGGAGGGGGAGCCGGCGGCATGCCGCCGGCTGCCACATATCTTTTCTCTTCTTCGTTTAAAAGATCTTTGCAAACGCCGCCTTCGCACAGTTCATAGTATTCTCGTAAAAGTTGTTTAGACATTGTTTATTTTCCAAAACACTGCGGGTGTTTTTTTGCAAGCCCATCAAGTTCTTCATTAGCCATGAATCTCGCTTGCATACCATAACCAGCGCCCGTATAATCTTCGCGTTCTGCTTGCTGAGCATCAAGATTAATTTTTTTTGCTTTAGCGCGAACTTCAGCACACTCAGGGGGATACTCTTTTTGTGCTGCAGCTGCAGCAGGTGCAGCAGGTGCCTTTGCAGCTGCTTGTGGCTGTTGCTTTCTATACATACGAGCCATTGGATCGGCCTCGTTTAAAACCGTTTCCAGTTCTTCCTTGATAATTTTTCTCAATTGTGATTTTGTAATTTTCATTTTATTATTCCTAAAATGCGGGCGCTACCCGCTAACGCTCCAATACTTGGAGGGGGAGCCGGACGCGTCAGCATTCAACGTAGCCCAATCATATTTGAACGTAATGTCGATTGTAGATAAATTATCGCCATCGTAATCCATCGATGATGGTTTAAATTCTTTAACCCATGCTTGCTGAAGGGTCCAAGACTCCAGAATTTGGGGTTCCGCCTGGCTCTCATCGGAAACATTGTGATCAGCTCCAATGACATGGATAGTCACAGTACCAAGAGCCGCCATGGCTTTTGATTTGGAAATTGAAGTTAGATTACCTGCAGTGTTAGGTACTGCATATCCAGACCGGGTAAGCATATCTGCTATACCATCCATAATATCGGTGTCTCCGCCGGGGTCCACCACAGTGCATGTAACATCTTGCCACGTAACTTTACCGGGGTAAAAGAAAGAGTGGTTTAAGAATTTGTGCTCAGATTCACTGATCTGAAAACTAGGGCGATCAACTTTCTTCGCCATCCACATAGTGTCCAATTTGCCTGCTATATCTGAAATTGTCAACACAAATCTAAAATCTCTTTTGGGGTCGTTTGCTCCCGCTACTCCTGTCCAGAATGCCATTTTTTAATATCTCCTTAATATTATATAGTATTTCATTTGTTTTTTTTATTAGTCGTCAAAAGAAGCACCGGTTCTTGTAATAACAAAATCAATCGCTATATATTCAATTGCTCTTGCGGGTTTCAAGAAGATTTTTGCGTACATGATGTTTCTATCAACCAAATCAGGTGTAGTTGTAGTCTCGTCCAAAATAAGCTTATATTCTGTAAGACCCAATCGAGTTATTACGCTTGTAAGGAATGGTTCAACTAGCGCCTTAAAGCGCAGCCAAGTACCCATCACATTCTGGTCAAACAAAACGCGGGTCGCGCGTCTTGAGATTTCTTTCTTCAAGAAAATCATCAAACGACGAACATTAATTCTATCTAGTGCTGATGGGGTTACTTGTAACGTCTTTTGTCCGAAAATTACAATCCCTTCAGATGGGAATTTGGCAATAGGATTAATGTTAGCGGCGTAAAGATCATCACGATCTTGAGATGTTAAACGCATCTTGACACTAGTAACTGGCCAGCCACCGGCGCCCTGACTCAAACCACCCCTATTAAATCCGGCAGGGGCAAACCATACTTCTGATGCTCTTTCTGAACTAGCGAACGTTCCAAGCGCCACAACACTAGGTGGCACCCAAAGGGACTGGTCTCTAATTGTGTCTAAGATTCTTACCCATGGGAAGAAGCAGCATGCATAGCTTGAATTCATTTCGCGAGCCTGCAAGTTACTAATAGTAGTAGAAATACTGGGAGCGCGGGAAATTTGACTATTTGCATTTTCAGTAGTTGGAGTGTAATCGCCACTTAAATCGACAACTGCTAGTGCATCTGCACGATCTTCGCAAGTTTTAATCAAATGATTCTGCAACGTGCTATCCGTGAGTCCAGGCACTGTAAGAGCGTTCATTTCAACAAACTCTGGATCTGATACTGTGTCGATTGCTCTTTGAATTGTGTTGTAAGCATAATGCGTGAGCTGGGTCTTGCTGGAAATCGCGCTATTTCTAAATGGCTCTCTCTCAGTAATGTCCAATCCATTGAATCCTCCGTAGAATGGCGCTGTGAATCGATTATAGTTAGCATCCAAGACGGCTGTCCAAGAGCTGCTCAAAGCGGTAATTGAGGAAGCATCGGCAACACCACCTTCGCCTTGTGGCGTGGATCCACTGTCTGCCTGACGAGAGCCCGACGCATAGTATGCGTTCGAAGAACCATCAGAAACGATATCATCTAGCGAGAAAATCCACTGATAAGTCGTGGTATCAGTAGTGACCGCAAAAGAGTTCAATTGCATGGCCAGTGGTCTTAAGTGATCAGGAATGCTCCTGTCGTAAATAAGGCTAGTTTTTGTAGTGGTGGTCTGGAATCCGAAGTATGCATCTGTAGCTGGTGTAACACCACCATCGGATGCAGACACTCTCAATGGAACCGCAGGGAAGGCGATACTGGCAGAGAATTCGGCCCCGTGATCACCGGGGGAGTTGTCCATCGGAGAAGTAACAATGAAAACGTGTTCGCCGTTTGCTCCATGGTTGTAGGGGATGCTTCCCCCGCCCTTAACAAGAGCGTTGCCATTTGTGCTAGAGAAATCGCTTCCAAGGGCTGCGGCGGCTCCTGAAATAAAGGTGAAGCCGCTATAACGAAGTGGCCCGTAGACGCCAAATGGTAGATAGCGAGAATCAATTGAGCCCTCGTCTACATCTTCGTCCACTTCGACATAAACGTAATGAGAATTGTTGGAATAATTTCCATACTGGTACAAACGACGAGTGTCATCATCCCACTGATAATACTGATCACCAATTCTTTTCGCAATATAGTTTGGTGAATTTGGATCTAGATTCAGATTTGAATATCTTTCCACAATTCTAACTGCATTGTCTGTATCTTCAATTCTGCGAAGGATCAGTGTAAAAGATCCGTAATCGGTCAAATAGTTTGTTGGCGCTTTAATGTCCAACAGTGAGACTTTTAGATTGCTTTGGAGCCATTCGCCATGGCCGCGGCCTTTCAGTTTGAATAGCTTCTGCATGTTTTTGACATCATAGCTTGCGGTATTATTAGTTAAGTCTTGTGAAAAGAACCACCCGGTTTGTGCATCCTGGAAATTGCCCTTCATATCGTGGTGGCCGACTGAGCCGCTTTCGAGGCCCAAAATACACCCAAATTGATCGCCGGCGGTACTTCCAGTAATAACATCGCCAAGATTTCTATCATAAACCTCGCCAAGCCAATAATAATCTAGATTATCAGACTGCACAACATCAGAGTTGGTCAGTGCGGGATTGGTATTGAAAACGTTTCTAATGTAAAGATCGCTTGTCGTATCAAAGTTGAAAGTTGATTTCTTGTGAATGTTTCCGCTTGAATCCTTGATTACTGCGGTGAATTGCTTAGCAGAAGCGCCAGAAGTATCATCGGACTTAATTAAAGCCGCTGATCCGGTAGTGGCGTCCGTGGATCTACGAAGATTTCCACTTAACATCAAGGAATAGCCATTGGTCATGTACCAAACAGCTGCCAAGGTACCGGACAAGGGAATTCCGTCGCCGGGATTCATTTGGCCGTCGTCGGCCTCAGAGCCGGAATTGATCATAAAGAGTCCGTAAGCACCATCATTGTCGCTTAGGGTAGTATTGGGGCCGTCACCGGTTGTCCAGCCGGCCATTCCATCGCCTCGACTTGTCGTTTCAGACTGGTGACCTGTGCCCAACAGTTTGACCATGGTTACGGGTCCGACACCAGCTCTCAAATAGGCCATGGCAGCATATGCAGCATATGTGGGTCCAGAATAATTTCCTAATCTCCAGTCTTGATCGCCATTTCCGGGAATTGGATTTCCAAATACTTCAACAAACTCAGATAAGGAATGAACTTTATAGGGTTCCATTGCTGGACCTCTCTCTGTTCTACCAATAATAACAGGACCAACAGCTTCTGTTTGCCTGGGTATCTGTGAATTATCGATTTCATCGATAAAAACCCCAGGGGATATAAATTTGAACTTTTTAACTGACATACTTTGGATTCTCCTTGAAAAATGGCTGAATCAGCAATTTAAATTTTGTAAGTTTTCGTATAGTAAATAGTTGGTATAAATCCTAAAATCCTAATAAGATCTTAAGTTTTATAAAAACGATCTTTCAAAGAAACGCTTGGCTTTCCGCCTTTATCTGGATGTTCGTCTTGAGTGACAACTCTTTCTCTTTGAAATCTAATTTGAACGGCATTTTCTCTAATTGCAATCCGAGGTGTTTCTTGGTTTTTGTCTTGACCAATTAAGTGTGCTAAAATTCTGATATCGAACTTTGTTTCAAACATTCTTTCATCTTCACCCATGTCTGTAACATTGTTATTGGCTGAAAAATCTTTTGGTAAGAATCCTTCAAAACTATGATTATCACGTTTTATTTTAAAATAATTAATTTGACCAGTTTTGGTTAAAAAAGGTGTTAACATTTCATTTATTTGTTGTTGATATTCGCCACGAAGCATTATGGAATAAGTAATGTTAACGTAAACCGGTATTGGTATTGTAATCGTTTCATAAACAACTTTTGAATTTTTTTTAGGAAAGTAGTTTTGACCGCGGTTCACCTTTCTACTATTAATTGGCCCCCTTAATCTTGAGGAATCGGCCGCGGCGAAATTCGAGGTTTTTTCTTGCTGTATTCTTCGCGCAATTGTTATTGATCCGCCTTGCGGGCCCGGGAGAGGTGGTATGTGCGCAGTTATAATGCCCGGCTGAGCGGGGTCTTTTACAATCGAAGTTCTTTCTATTGTTATTATTGGCAGCTTTAGCGATCCTTTTGAATCGCGAAGATTTTTATCCTTCTTTATTTGAAAAGACCTCTCGGCCGAGACCCAAGTTATTGGCACCTTTTTCCAACCTTTATTAGTTGTTGCAAAAATATCTAATTTTTCATTAAGCCAGTCATACAGTGCATAATCAACCGTTTCAAGGGTTGACGGCATCATGTTAATTTCTTTCAATGGTGCAAGATCTTCTTTATTGTTCCTAACTGGCATCAAATAGGCCCTCTCTTGCTCTAATACATCTAGCCGAAATTTCTACCCTATGATCTATCTGTCCAAATAATTGTTTTGGCTCTGCTAGTGTCACAATTTCATAATGTGTGTCGCCATATAGGACAAAATCTCCTTCACGAACAAACAAATCTTGATCCTCTGTTATTCTTCTTTTGTGAAAATGCACGATTATAGCGACTTCTTTATCCAAGCCAATGTTTGTTGAATATTTAGTTTTTATACCCTCATATTCAACCAGTGCGTAAACTCGTACCGGTGGTAAAAATGTTTTTTCGAGCGCTTCTCCATATAGTGAATGAAAATTTGTTCTTTCTATGTCAATTGCATAATATAAAACTTGTTGGCCAATGACTCTTTCGATCAACTCATCATTTACTTGTTTTACAAGATTTCGCTCCTTCTCTCCCAAAAACAATGGAGGAGGCGGATTGTTTGGTTGTTCCCATTTATTATCAGCCATTTAAGTTATCCTACAAATATTGGTAGAGGTACATTCTGGAATATCTTAGATGTGGCTTCTACTAGTTCAGCGTCACCAGCAATTAACTTAGCATACGTCAGTTCATCAAGAATCTCTTTAAGCTCTGTTCGTAATTTTTCTTGCTCTTCTTTTCCTTGAGATACCAGCGCTTCGCCATTCAAAGTCACCGACTCCCCTGGTATTGGTATCGATCCAAATTTGCTTCTTATGAGACCCAACACTTCTTTTGTGATGGCCAAAGCAAATCTTCGGATCCATTGTTTTCCAATAGAATTTATATTTTCATATGGTACATTATCAAACGGCATAGTATTCATGTTATTAACGCCCTCAACGCCAAAATCTACATCATCATCTTGTTCCCACGTATCGATGGGGATTGTAAAATCCACCCAAAAATAATCTGGAGAATGTTCATCTGGAACGGGATATATTCTTAGACTATTGTTTCTCAATTCATACGAATAATGTGATATTCTCGTGTAAATGCTGTCTTCATAAGCTGCGGCCTGCATTTTATTTTGCCAAGCTGGAATAACTTCAAATGTTGAGTCATCAGAAAACTGCCCATAGGTTTGCAGATTGCCGACAACACCAATTCCACCATAATATCCATAAAATCTCCACATTGCTTGAGGAGTTTTATAATAAACTTTCTGAATTGTTGCTCTTTTGCTCCCAACCCTCCCTGCAAATTCCACAGGACCGCTAGTGGCAGGATCCGAATTGTCCGTAGAGGCTGTTTGTATTAGTTTCTGCAAATCATAATTTTGTTTACCATTGACCTTTGCAAAAGAAGCAGAATAAAACGGAATTGTCCCTCCAATTCCAGCTTCAGTCGCCAAGGCATCAGAAACACGTCTAGCATATGAAAATTGAAACCTAGGATATCTAAGATTTACATTTTCTGGGCCGGTTACGCGCTGGCCAGTGTGATCAAAAGTACCAGTTGTTTGGCCCAAGGCATCTGATAAGACGTTTTTAGATTGATGAATGTTTATAAGATAAGAATACTCTAAGCACGCCTCTTCATATGCAGCGTATACATTTGATGCAGACAGTTCAATATCTAAAACATCTCCACCTAATCTTCTATATGTATACTCAACTTGGGCTGCAGCACCCGACAAAAAATCTCCGGTGCCAGAATAAACTCCAAAAGGCAAAGTTCCCGATACATCGGTGACACTGCCGGTTTGAGGTAAAATAACTTTGCTTGTTTGGCTATCTGGTGTTAACGTTGGAACGGCCATTCATGCTATCCTCCGTGCTCGGTTATAATTAGTTTTCTGAAATAGAAAACCCCGACCCCATTATGGGTCGGGGAAAAATAAAGATTTTTTAAAACAAGATTAGCTAATTATCAGCCGGAAGATGTAATTCCACCATTCGCACCAGAATAGGTTACACACTGCCAAGTTGTTCCATCGCTAACGACTTCAATTCTATCTCCAACCAGAGCAGTGCCTCCGACAATTGTAATTTTATCTACGAGAACAATTGAAGTTGGAGATGCATCGATGTGAATACCTTGCATGGTGTCGGCCGTAGCTGCCACAATATCAATGTCTTGCGATCCATGAGCGTTAGTCAAAACGAAAGTGGCATGCCACCCAGTCGTGGCATTCGCAGGCAGCGTAATGTCATACGCGGACGCGTCTGCGTTAATTGTAAACAGCACGCCAGAATCAGCTTCTACCAATGTTTTGGCAGCAGTTATGTTGACTACTTTGCGCTTGTACCCGTGTATGGTACACTCGCCATTAAGGCCAGGACCTCGGTTAAGTAATTTTTTTAATCTTGCGATATTTGGTTGAATAGGCATATTTTTTTCCCTCCTAAAGTATTAAATAATAATTTAACAAGATGGCCATTCAACGTATATATGAAAGCCGTTTGTCATATTTAAATAGTTCGCAGAAATAGAAAACCCCCACTCAATTGAGTGGGGGTTTAATTTTATTTGATCAACTCAGCGATTATGACTCAGAGCCACTCTCACCAAGGAGTCCGCGAACAATTACGAGTCCATACATATCGGGACGAACCATTTTCTTGGCGTACCGAGTCATCACACCCTTGCGGGGCACGAAGTCTTCGATACCGAAAATGGTAGGCGTGACCTGTAGGGGCACGTATGGAGCATATACATAGCCGCTTTCAAGGAAGCTGCCACCTTTACGTCCGACGAGAACTACGTTCCGTAGGAAGTAAGGATCAACATATACGTCCCACTTCTTGCTGATGGCACCGGTCTTAATAGCACCAATTGTACCTCGGTCAGAGTCAGCAGTTACGCTTGCGCGGAATCCACTTGTGAACTCAAGGATATTGGCAACCTCGGGGGAACAAACAACAAAGTTTGCGCCACCTCTGAGAGTCTTACGATGAATCTGGGCTGAGATATCATTGATAGTCTCAATCAGAGTCTCGTACCACTCAGAGACTGTTCCTGTGAAGTCGGGGGCCTTAGTGGCAGCACCAACCTCTCCACCGGTTTCGCGGCTGAGGAACATACCGGGCATGCGTGACCAGTAGTAGGTACCAGCGGTGCCACCCTGAACCAAGTCGTTAAGGATCTCACGATCGATCTCCAAAGCGATCTGCTCAGAAAGAATGCTGGTAAGCTCGACCTCGGCGTCAAGGTTGTGGTAAGCGTTAAGATCCTGTCCTAACTCTGGGGTCCACTTAGCCTTAAGTTTCTTGGTCTTGGCTGTCACAGCAATCGAATCAACCTTAATATCGATCTCGGGAATAGCTTCTTCGTTCTCCAATCCCCATGTCGTTGTACCAACTACAGCACCGACAGCTCCACCAGCAGTGAAACTGTCATCGATTGGGTAGGTAGCAGAAAGAGATTTATTCGTATCGTTACCAGATGTTATACCACCTCTCAATTGTGTTGCGAGGTCTTCGGCTTGGCTTGCAGTACCACTAGAACCAGTGCTTTCGAACACGAAAAGATAGCTACTATCGGTCGCATTAGAAGTCTCAAGATCCTGCAAGGTGGAAGTAGCCTTTTCAGAAGTTCTACCAACCAGCTGGTTCAAGCGACGAACCTGACGCATGATGGTGCTATTATATTGAGCGTCTTGGGAACCAGATCCAGCGCCAGGAGACTCATTGAGATGAATCCCAATCAAGTTGTTTCTGTTAAGCTGTGTGATTTCGGAATCACCAGGGACAGACACAACGAGAACTGCGGAACCGGAAAGATCGGCGTCATACCTGACAAGCTTGCTAAGAGAAGTCTTGACTGTACTACCACCAATGGTTGAATTCGTAACGGACTCTGAAACGTCATCGCCAGTGTTAGAACCAACGACACCAGATGCAATAAGCGCACACTGGGCAAAGGTAACGGATCCAGTTGGAGACGAGTAACCCTGGTTTAATGCATAAAAACTTGTTTCAGCATCCAAACCGGAAAGATCAACACCACCAGTGAGTCCACTAGCAAGCTTACCACCACCATACAAAGACTTACCAGAACCAGTGGTATTAAGTCGTGAGGAATTGAACTTAAAGTCTAGGAAGAAGATAAGTCCAGAGGGCAAGCTCATTGGCTGCACGCTAACGAGATCGTTAGCAATTAGTCCACCGAATACGCGGCGGACAATGGGAAAAGCCACGGCAGCAAAACCTTCAACATCGCCAGCAGACATTGTTGTAGCTTCGCGTAATAGCTCTTTGGCTTGGTTTTCTAATAGACGAGCCATACAATCTTTTTTACGGTCGTCTCCTAAGCCTTCCAAAAGGCCGGTGCGTTCCCACTTGGAAAGAAGTGCGGCACCTTCCTTTTTGAGATCACGATTAATGATCCCTTCAGTTAATTTATCTAGAATTGACATGTTTTTTTGTCTCCTTTATTTTATTCCAGCTAGTTTTTTCATTCTATCCGCAAAAGGATTGGAATGATTTGTATCAGATCTTTCAGATCTTCTACCAACAAACAAAGATGAAGGTTTACTAATAGCTTCATTAAGCGATTTTGGTCCAGGCTTACTGTATGCTGAACCCGCTGAATTTTCAAGTGTTTCATAAATTACTTTTGCTTCATTTATTGTACCGGCCCGGGAAAGCGTATCGACAATTCTATTTTTTTGTCGCTCATTCAAGGAGACACTGCCCAAAACTCGGTTAGAGTAAAAAAGTCTTGCATTTGAAAGGCTTATTTCTTCAAGCTTTTCTTTTAACATCAATGCATATGACTTAAGTTTTTGATTGTTTTCTTTAAGTTCATCAACTTTCTTTATTAAATCTTCTTTTTCTTCTTTAAATTCGTCAGATTGTCTGCGAGCTAACTCAAGCTCTTCGGCGTGATCGATTTCAGCAGTTGGAGTTGCGAGCCAACCACTTTTTTCAGCAGACATTTGAACGGTTAATTTTTCTATAATATCAGAAATTAAATTTTCGCTAATTTCCTCTTCTTCCTCTTCTTCCTCTTCTTCCAACATCTCTTCCGTTTCAGAAAACTCAGGAGAGTCTTCACCAGTAGTTTCAATTGAAATATATTCTAAAAGATCTTGTAGAAAATTATCACTAATTTCAAACTGTTCTTCTAAGGCCATTTCTTCGTCGTCCAGGTCCATGGACAACTCGCCGGCTAAAGCTCCGGCATCTTCTGGCTCTCCCAGGGGCATTTCGCCGGCCATTTTTCTTAGATCTTCGAAATCGACCTCAATTGGCTCATCTTCGTCCGGACATGGACATAGATCCTCGCCATCTGTGGCTGCCAAAGGTGCATCGATATCGGTCTCTAAACCCTCTTCGCCACCAAGGTCGCCACCCATATCAAGAGGATCTGCAGCAGCCAACTCATCTTCGGGCTGCTCCAATAACGCTTGAACAGCCTTTTTAACTTCAGGCGCGTATTTTTCGATAATCGCAGCTTCTGCGTTTTTCAGCGCAGCTTCTTTTAAAGCTTTTGCATCAACAATTGCTTGTTCTAACATTGAAGACATTAATGAACTCCCAGTAATAAAATTTGTCACAAATAAATAGTTCGTACTATGTTAAAAATCCAAATTTATGTTTCTTCGATAACATATACGCCCTTAATTACAACATCCTCATCAATATTGCAAAAATCTGCAACTTGTATTATCTTTAAAGCACTTTCATTTGGAGCAAGATTATATTCCTCAATAGAGTCAATTACATCTTGTATCTTATCGTACTCTCCATTAAGCAAAGAAATTATAATATATTGATTTTGTTCGACATGTTCAACCGGGCAGTCATATTCCTTTAAAGGCTTTAAGTCATGTACGCTATAGTTTGTAATACTAGAATTAATAAATCTTATTTTCATTTTTCTATCCAGCATCAAGAGGAAGCATTCTGTTAATGGCGACACCACGCAAATGAACTCCCGTGCCCGGGGCAGCTGTTGCGAATGTCCAAGATGACCCATCATCTGTGCTATATCCTAATTTTCCGCTGTTGCCGGTGGCAACCCAACTACCGGAACCGTTTGATGCTATATTATTTAAAAGTGTGGTGTGTCCGGAAGAAACTATAGCCCATGTAATTCCATTGTCCGTACTTCGGGCTATCTTACCGGTATCGCCAACTGCCATCCATACATTCGCAGTGCTATCGCCGGCGCCGCCGAATGCAAGTGATCTCACCGCTGTGGTGCTGAATCCGATATCTTGATCAGTCCAAGTAGTTCCATTATCTGCAGTTCTTTTTAGGAGGCCGCCTTCGCCGGCTATCAACCATATGCCATTTGCATAGTTGACGGACTGAACATCCTTATTGGCGCCGAGGAAGTCGCTGCCAGAAACTAATAACCAATTGTCTCCGTTGTCCGTGCTTACAATTAAATCATCGATGATGCCAATCATCCATGTGCCGGCCCCATTAGACCCAATATTATCATGGAAGTGCAGACCGTAGTTTGATGTAGCATCGCTATAGTCAGATGCAGAGGCCGATGCAGACCAAACTCCAGCTGCTGTGTCGCTGCTGTCTGGACCAAACGATGAAGTCATTATACTTTTAGCAGCAGATAATCCTTTAGCGCCGATCATGAATTTCTGGCCACCCCGATCATAATGTATACTACGGGCGCCCCGGGATCCATCAAGATTAACCGTGGTGGGATCCGTGGCTGGTGGATTGTCGGTTGTGTATTCAGCTTCTTTAGAGTTGGAATTCCTCGCGTAAACCCACAATCCGTCGCCATAACTACCCGTATTTGCAAAAGCAACACCGAAGATATCAGTGCTTCCTCCATGAGCCACAAAAGTCCAATTAGCGGCGTCTGTGCTATAGCCAACATAGCCGTCATTGCCAACTAAAACCCAGAGATCTGAATGGCCATCTCCCCCATTCCCAAGTGACGCTGCGATATCACTTATTTTTCCAATGCTGGCTGCAGCTACATCATCTACTTTACCAATACTGGCGCCGGCTACATCATTTACTTTGCCGACTGCCATTATGCACTGACCTCAACATAAGTTGGATCAGGATCAAAATAAATTAATACATCTGTGCTATCTTGGATTGCATATCCAACAATTCGAACGATGTCGCCATCTCCGCTTGGAGCAGTAAAATCAAAATGACCAGCAGTGGTAGATATATAAACCGGCAAACCAGGACTGGCATTTGAGCCAGGAACATTCAAAATTTCTGTTGAGGGAATTCTAATAAATCCTTTAATTAATACACCATCTGATCGGGCGCCACCTAGTCCAACTCCAAGCAATTGTTTTCCGCCGGTGGCAACAGCGTCTGCATCACATTGGTCCCAAGTTCCATCAGTATGCAGGAAGTACAATTGTCCGACATTTAATGTGTCGTCTGCTCCTGGGGAATATTTTAGAATTGTTCCGCCATAATCGCCATCGGTATCATATGAGGCTATTGAAAGCGGCGCAGTGGATGCAAAATCATGAACGTGTGAAACGGCAGCCGCTTCAAATTTAATTCCGCCAGCATCTGAAACCAGATGGATTGAACCAGAAGTGGTTCCTTGATCTGCTTGAATGTAAATTGTTTCGGCCGCACCGCCATCGGCAATTAATTTAATTGATTTGGCTAAATTTGCTGTTGATTTAAGTTCAACACCGCCGGCATCTGAAAGCAATTGAATAGATGAGGCGCCTTCGGTTACAGATGTTCCTTGATCGGAGTGGATTGTGATTGTTTCTGATGTTCCGCCATCAACCTCAATGAAGATCGCATCTGCGGAATTTACAGTTGAAAGTATCTTAAAATCGCCAGTGCTATTTTGAATTATTGAATCTGTACCATTATGAAACATCGCCAAATCGCCGCCGGTGCCAATATAAGACACTACCCCATCGGCAAGCATTAATGCGTCTCCCGTAACAGTAAACCCATTTGAAGCCGTTAGTTTTCCACTGAATGTGATATTGGCGTCTGCGGCGACTGCGCCGATATCAGAGGCAACATCCGATCCCGCTCTGTACTGTAGAGTGTTCAGACCTGTTGCATCAACGCCTAGTACAAGAAACTTATCTGTATCTGCGCCTGCTGCAGCAACGGTACCAAATATTGCAGCGCCAGAGACAATCAAGCGACCATCGAAATCAGCATCGCCGTCAACATGCAGGCCACCACCGATCATAAAATCACTGGAAGCGGAAACGTCGCCTGTAATAGACATACCGTTCGATGCTGTTAGCTGGCCAAAAAACACTGCAGAACTAGCAGCTTCAAAGGCGCCTGAAACATTTACGCGCGCATCGAAGTCTGCAACGCCATCTACAGATAATGTACCCCCAATGTCTACATTGCTGGAGGCTGAAATAGTTGTTGTGCTAAGACCGTTTGAGGCTGTCAAATCAGCAGCCACTATAACTGGCGCGCCTGTTATAATCAGTGTGTCATTGCCATCCTCATCGTATTCGATTGTAACATTTTCATCGGTACCAAATGTTAAGAAAACATCATCAGGAATCAGCATGCCGTTTGAAGCCGTTAGCTTTCCACTGAATGTAATGTTTGCGTCAGAGGCCACGGCGCCGATGTCAGAAGCGACATCTGAGCCGGCTCTGTATTGTAGTGTATTCAGCCCGGTGGCATCGATGCCCAAGACAAGGAACTTGTCTGTATCGGCGCCTGCTGCAGCAACGCTACCAAATATTGCAGCGCCAGAGACAATCAAGCGACCATCGAAATCAGCATCGCCATCAACTGCTAACGCTCCACCAATCAGAACGTTGCTTGAAGCTGAGACAACCGTAGTTGAGAGCCCATTTGATGCTGTTAGATCAGCGGCAACTATAACTGGCGCGCCTGTAATAATTAATGTATCGTTGCCATCCTCATCGTATTCGATTGTAACATTTTCATCGGTACCAAACGCTAAGAAAACATCATCAGGAATCAGCATGCCATTTGAAGCCGTTAGTTTTCCACTGAATGTGATATTTGCATCAGAGGCCACGGCGCCGATGTCAGAAGCAACTTCGGCGCCAGTTCTGTAACCAACAACCCCACTATTAGAAACCAAGAATTTGTCAACATCAGAGCCAGGATTTGCAATGGTCGTAATGGTCATATCGCCGCTAACTGTTGTTCTAGAAGCTGAACCGTTTCCAATAGTTACATCAATTTCATCCTCAGCGTCACCATCACTAATAGTTAAACCAGCATTTAATTCTCCGTCGTGGGAGGCGACTGCGAATTGCATTTTGCCCCCTTCTTGGCCATCAGTGTGTACAGCGACACGAGTTCTAATCCGCCCAAATAAAACCTGATCTTGATTTGCGTCATCACCATAGAATTCAATTATTCCCACATTATCATTAGCAGCACCAGCGGCGCCCTTATCTTTAACAAATCGTAAAATGGCGCTATTTGTATCATTGGTGGTATTTTTGAGTTCTAAGCGCGGCTTGTTTGCTGTACTAGATGCAATAACGACAGAGGGGCTATCAAGTGTTACCGCTGTCGAAGCATTAATATCAACTGTTGGGGCTGTTATATCTAAGGTTGTGCCTGCATTTACCTCAAGGTGGCCATTTGCAGAGGCAAAGATTTCTTCAGCTCCGCCGATGTCATGAAACTTTAATTTAGTTGTGAGCAGTAGCCCCAATTCATCTTCAGAAGCATCGTATAATACGCCTTCATTTGTTGTGGCGCTGTAGATCCTGACATCGACTCCAGTATCGTCAAGGCCCATGGTTACATTTCCGTCAAAAGAAATGGCCTGTTCAAACGTTGCGGCAGCGCCGGCAAAACGAAGCTCATCTGTTCCATTTTCATCGTACTCAATCGAAGCATCGCCACCGGTACCAAATTCTACTTTTGTATCATCAGAAATTCTCATGGAGGCGCCGGCATATAAGAGAGTATCTGTGCCGTCTTCATCATATTCGAATGAGGCATCCTTGCCCGTGCCAAAATAAATCTTTTTGTCGTCGGCAACAAGAAAGCCGCTGGTGCCGGTTACTTCAGAAAATGTTTGAGTAGCGGTCCATGTTTGGGCGGTGCCCAATCCGCCCAAAGCTGTTTCCGCATCGGCGTCCTGGCCAACGAAATATAATTTTGAGCCTTTAACATAAATAAGACCGCCGGCGGCGCCGGCTCCAGATCCAAGATCTGCAACAGTAAGAGTGGAGGCGGTATGTTGTCCAAGATATATGGCACCACTAACAACAAGACTTCCTGTTACTGTAAGTCCTCCAGAGCCAGTTACTTCACCAATAAGAGCCATTAATATAAATTCCTTTTATTCTTCGTCAACTTCTTCAAGAACGAGCTTAAAAAGCTTTCCTGTTTTATTGTTTCTTACACTTAAATAGTCAGACTCCTCAACAATTGTCCAATCGCCGCGCTCATTCTTCAAATGAAGGTCGCCAGTGTAGATATTTTTCCAACGGCTACCAGAAGCGCCCAAATCGTGTACGTTGTCGGCGCCAGGGAGGAGATCTCCTGTGATCAACATGCCATTGGAAGCCGTTAGTTTACCCGTTACTGTTGTGACATCGCTGGCGGCATCTCCAAGCGTAACATTGGCGTCAAAAGAGACAGCTTGTTCAAACGTTACTGCCGCTCCTGCAAACCGAAGCTCATCAGTGCCGTTCTCGTCATATTCAATCGTGGCATCGCCGGCCCCAACACCGAATCTTAACAATGTATCGTCAGGAATCCGTATTCCATTTGACGCAGTAACATCAGTATCGAAAGCAACCTTAGTGCCATTAAATGTTGAAATACCATTATTGTGTATAACATGATCAGTAACATGGAGCCCATTAGAAGCAGATAACTGACTAGTAAATGTTGAAATAAGATTGTCATGTGTAACGTGATTGGTAATCACTACACCATTAGAAGCAGTCAATTGTCCGCTGATAGTTGTAACATCTGTTACTGCATTTCCAAGAGTCACGTTTGCGTCAAAAGTAACAGCTTGCTCAAATGTTACTGCCGCTCCTGCAAACCGAAGCTCATCAGTGCCGTTCTCGTCATATTCAATCGTGGCATCGCTGCCATTTCCAAATCTTAACAATGTATCATCTGGAACTGTCAATCCATTAGAGGCAGTAACGTCTACTTTAAATTTAACTGGCGCGCCTTGAATCTTTAGCACATCATCGCCACTTTCGTCATAGCCCATATAAACATCGCCGCCGGTGGCATTTCCAAATCTCAGCATGACATCATCGGGAATTGTTATTCCATTTGACGCAGTAATGTCTACTTTAAACTTAAATGGGGCGCCTTGAATCTTTAGCACATCATCGCCACTTTCGTCATAGCCCATATAGACATCGCCACCGGAGGCATTTCCAAATCTCAGCATGACATCATCGGGAATTGTTAATCCATTCGATGCGGTTAGATCAGTAGCCACTGTTAGGCTAGAGGCGTCAATGGTTAGACCGCCACCAGAACCAACAGCCAGCGTTGAATAGTTGCTGCCATCATAAGATAACTTAAGTTGAGTTGAGGTCGAGAGCACTTCAAGTTGTGTATCCGGATCTGTTACGCCAATGCCGACTTTGCCGGTGCTGGTAATTCGCATTTTTTCTGTTGGGGCACTATCATCGCCCGCAGTATAAAAGGACATGGCAGCAGCAGAATCCGCATCGCCGGCTGCTTCTCTAACAACCGCCACACTGCCGCCGTGATCCGAGCCGCCAGTTTCTCCAACGTAAAAAGTAATCATAGGTCCGTGTCCAGCGTCCATATCAACGCCTTCATCTTGCTGTTCCAGCCTCAGTAATTCCATGGGTGTGTGGTTGCTGGCGGCAGCAGCCTTGTATATGTGAAGTGGGCCGCCCGGGGTACTTGTTCCGAGGCCGACATTGCCGGCAACGTAGGCGCCATTGGAAGCAGTTAGTTTGCCCGTTACCGTCGTAACATCACCAGCAGCATCTCCAAGCGTAACGTTAGCATCAAAAGTAACAGCCTGCTCAAACGTTACTGCCGCGCCGGCAAATCTAAGTTCGTCGGTGCCATTCTCATCATATTCAATTGTAGCATCGCCGGCAGAAGTACCAAACCTCAACAACGTGTCATCGGGAATCAATAGTCCGTTTGACGCAGTGACATCAGAATTGAAAGTAACTCGGTTGCCATTAAAATTTGAAAGCCCATTATTATGCTGAACATGGTCGGTAATTTGCATGCCATTAGATGCGCTTAAATTACCAAAAATTCTTACACTACCAGTAAATTCGTGAATATCGCCGGCGCTATCGCCAAACTTTGAATCACCCGAAGCACTCAATGCTGTTATATGTTGAACTTGATATTCAGTAGCGAACACAGTTCCGGAAACATGCACGTTGCCTTGAACGTCAAGAGATCCAGAAAAAATTGAATTACCGTCTACAATAAGTGTAGGAGTATCTGCAGCGCTCGCAGAGATTTCTAATCTTGCGCCAGGATTGTCGTGGCCTAAGCCAATTCCGACATTGTTGGAAGAACTATTAAACGTGAACATAGAACTTCCAGTAATAGAAGTATAATAAGTTCCATCACTTAGCAAGTCGCCATGGCGAAACTGAACAGAGCCAGTCGGTCCACTAGCAGTAAGTAAGCCACCACAACTTATATATCCCCATCCAAATTCTGCCATTTATTTGCTCCCACTAAAAAATATCAAATAGTATTCACACCTAAATAACAAGTTACGCTAGCTCCACCAGCATATGTAGTGGCTTGCACGGCGATCCTCTCTATGCCTTCAATTGGAATTATAGTATATACATCAATATCCTCGGCCGATGTAATTTCAATCACAGCATTACTACCATCTGCAACATCTATAATCTGTATCAATCCCCATTGCTTGGCAAAGGCGTGATATCCCCAAAATTTAAATTTGCAAGTACCTGCAGCATTATTCATAAATACGGCATGTAAAGTTTTTTGCAAGCCGTCGTTCTTAAATCCATCTGTTGCCCCCGAAGGCACACTGGTGGTGGCAGTAAATGTATAGGCGAGTGTTCCAGGCGATGCTGGCGCCGCAATATTTATAATGTGTCTTGTTCTTCCACCGCTTTGGATACCGGGACTCATTTGGGGCATATTTAATTCTCCTTAAATCTTTTATAATTAGTTTGTAATTTCGTTCGTCGCATACGCTTCTTTAATAATTTTGCAAGTTCGCGCTCGCGAAGTCTTTGGGCTCGTTCGCTTTTAATTTTTTTAGCCTTAGATGGTTTCTCGTATCTTTGTCTGTCTCTGTATTGTTCAACAATCTTTTCTTTCTTTACTTTCTTTATAAATCTTTTTATCAGTCTCTCAGATGTTTCTCTGGGTCTAACTTTTACTGCTATATTATATCCTTTTGCCATTTAATCCTCATCCATTTGCTAATTTTTTCCATTTATTGCCACTAACAGCAAAAATGCCACTTATGTCCACCCCAGAATCGACGGGATCCACATTTGACAATGGCTTTGAAGAAGCTGCAGCCGATTGACCGCCTGCGCGCATGGGCGAGGTTCCCTCAAATAAGTCAACACCATTAAAAGAATCTTTTCCAATAGCATCTAACATGCGTTTTCGAGTTTCGTTAATTTGAGTTTTGGGCTCTCTATCTTTTGGCATAAACGCCTTTGTTTCAAAAACTGGTTGGGGCTGTTGTTCAACAATTGTATTTGTTCCCAAGCCTTTAACAACCTCAGATACAATATTAGATAAAATTCCCTCTTCAAAAAGAGCCTCTTTAATACACTCTTTGATTAAGGGTTTTAAAATATGTTTTAATTCTGATTTTTTCATTTCTTAGCCTTTAATAAGTTCTTTCCAGCGAGCGTATGTTTTTGATTCAGCAGCAACTTTCTTTGCGGCTTTTTCTGTTCCTGGACCATGTGGGGGCACTATATCAATGTCTCCAGCGGCAAGAGGCTCAGTCCAGTTTACATCGTCAGTCTGTGGCATGAAATCTCGTTTTGGCGCGCCAGAAACTGGCTGAGAAGCTTGTTGTAATTTCGAAATGTTTGACCAAATATAAGCTGGCAGATATTCTGAAATAATAGCTTTGACTTCCATTGCCTGCTGCATTTGACCCTGCTCTGACATTACCTGACCTTCTGGGGATGGGGTAGCTTCTGCCCCTTTACCAGCGGCGGCTTTTATCTTGGCTAAGGCGGCAGGACTTTTCAAAATCAATTGTACCAAAGGTGCTTCAGCACCACCATCGGCGCTTATAGTTTGTTCGATCCAAGATTTAATATCTCCTTGGTTCATCTTAAATAAGTTGCTACCTTTAACACTTTGCATAGGGATTCTGCCTACTTCGGTGCCAATAGCGGCTTGCACAGCTTTAAGAGCATCTAGAGGCTCAAGGCCCTGAATCTGCATATCTATGTTTGTAATTATAGCATCTTTATTACATGAATATAGGGACGACCAACGATGATGGCCGTCAATAACATATTTTCCATTATATGTTACAATTGGTCCTTTAAGAGTAAAGGGTCCATCTTGGGTGAGAAACTTAATAAATTCTGTTGGTTTTATAGACATTGGAAACTTTAATGATTTGTCAATGTCGACTTCCATTTGTGTTGGTCTTAATTGTTGAACAGCAATACTGCCTTGCTGAAAAGCAAACCTATCATCAGAAGGATCCCCATCTTTTTGGCCGGCATCGATCATTGCTAAAACTTTAGGATCTGAAATATTTTTACCCAAATATTTAACGAATACTTCATATTTTGTATTCAAAAGGCGTTCCATGTCAAGTTCATTTAAAGCTTTCTGACACTCTTCCTTAATAAGTCTTTTTAATTGTGCTTTTGTTAGTTTCATTTTTTTTATTCCTCTAAAATTTCGTTTAAAGCACGATTGATTCGATCGGCTTTTACAAAAACTTTATTTTCTTTTGCTTCTTTAATCATAAAAGCATTTGGTGTTGAAGGTTCAGAAACAAAATCAAAACAGATTAATTGAAAATCGTCCTCAACAATTGTTTTTCCTTGGTTCTCGGTAACAGATCCGAGGCCCCTGGAAGAAATGCCAAGTTTTACACCATCATTTACAAGCTCTTGAAGGATTTTGCCGGATGGTGTATTAAGAACTTGAACTTTGCCCATAACACTTGGGCCATCCCACCAAACTTCAGTAACCATGTGAGATGCATTTCTTAAATTGATAACAGAATCGTCTGGGTGGTCTAACTCGCCTAGGGCTCTTCTTTCTTTTACAAGTTTTGTATAGTTTTTCATTTCTCTCTCAAGAATTTTTTGCGGATAAACACGACCATTGCCGTTTTGGCAATCAGCCTCTTGTAGTTTTCCGGCCAAAATCATGCCGCCGTTTGCCACATATCTTTTTTCATCTTCTGTTAAAAGATCTTGACAGACGCCACCTTCACATAGTTCATAGTATTCTCGTAAAAGTTTCTTTGACATTGTTAATCCTTGGCCATGGATGCAAATGCCCCATAAGCTCGACGCACGTTGTCTGAAAGATCCTCTTCTTTCCACCCGCGGGCTAGCAGAGAGTCAACGGC